CATTCCTTGCAACCACGCATCTTGATTTTTCAAATCTTGCCGGATTTTTGCGGCCTTGCGGTAGTATCTGACAAGCTCACAATCTCCGTCCCAATATTGTTCGGCAGTCATACCGATTGCCAAGTAGAAGGGGAATACTTCATAAAACTTTTCCGTGTAAGCGAAACGGGGAGCGGGGCGAACTACGCCACCGCCCCCTCGTTCATCGGACTGCAACCCGCTTACCAGTTGGCAGTCCAGTCCATGTTTCCCTCGCCGCCCTCGTCAGGAGTAGGCTCTTCCATCAGAGAGAGAATGGGTTCGTTATACATTTCTACCAGCTTCGGCAGAAGCTCGTCTTTCCGGGGCAGACGGGCATAAATGCGGTCAATGACCTCTCTCTTTACGAAGCGGTGCCGAGCGATAAATGCACCGGCAAACAGAGCCGGGAGCATGGTCATGGGCTTGCGGTCAACATCGTCCGCAATGAAGCCCTGCTTCTCCATGATCTCTACGGTCTTGCGGGTATATTCCAGCGTATAGCTCTCGCCGGAAACAGGGTCTTTGATTGTCAGCGTCTTAGCCATGATAAATCCTCCTTATCGTCAGGCCGTTGTGATTAGGTATCAGAGAAAGTGATGGGGGTAGACGGGGCAATGGAAATGTTCATGTCCACAACCTCGTTTACACCGCCGCCCACGGGGAATACGGACAGTTGGCCCTTAAAGGCGAACTTGCCATTGGAACCATCAGGGGTGACAGCATTACCAGTCCCGGTTCCACCAAACCAGACGGCATAGCTGTCTTCCTTACCTTCCAGCTCTTTCAGCTTCTTAAAGGTAGCCGTGTCGTAGTTTGCCGTGAAGGACAGGCCATCAAGGGACTGAATACCGGCAATATAGGTCTGCATATTGTCGGATAGTGTAGTGGTTTCTAACATTTCGGGTTCGCCGCCAAGGTCGGGAAACTCCTTAATGTCACACAACTTGGAATAGGTTTCATCACTATCGCCTTTCTTCATCAGAAAGACCTTATAGGTGCTAATCGCCATTTCAACTTACCTCCTGTAAAGATTTGTACCGTCTGTTTCGGCCCGATACCGAGCTACAAGGCGGTAGATACTTGCGTTCTCTAAGTTGGGGATGGGGGACAGGGAAATGCGGGTGAAATTACGCTGGTACATAAGATCATCAATGACCTTCATGATGTTCCGGCATTGGCTTTTCTTGCTGGTCGATTTATTGGAATAGACATTTACCTCATACATCAGCGTTGCGAACTGCTCTTTGTCGCTGGTACTCAGGTGTTCCAGAGTAGGGTAATTGTCTTGTTCCACGATGCTCACATGAGGAAAAGCGGATGGAGCTTTCACATACTCGCCGCTCACATCAATACCAGGAAAAGTTTCCCGGAGGGCTACCGCAATCGGTGTGTAGATTTGACTCTCCACATCAATCATCGAAATACCTCCTTTGCCAGTCCGGGCAAGATACCCTCCAAGTGTTTTACGGTTTCATACATGGACATATTGGCCGGATTGCCTTGGGTGATGACTACTTCCTTTCCGTCCTTTTTAGTGTGAATAACACCATTAGTACCGGGTTCTCCGTAGTAACCCCAAGACGGCTGCTTACCGTGACCTACCCCATATTCTCCACGGCGCATACCATGTTCTGCGGCTTCCGGGTGATTATCCGGGTAAGTCACGCCGGTGCCGAACTCGATGAAGAGTACCGATGCCCCCACAGCAACCACGGCTCGAACTCCGGCCCCTTTCTGCTCCACAGACACAGACACATCATTGGTGCCGTCATACGCTGCCTTTGCGAAGTTGGCGGAGGCTACCGATAGACCTTCTTGCGCCAATCTGTCCAATAGAACACTTGTCTTCGCTTTCAACCAGCTTTGATACCGGTTAATCTCTCGAATGGCGTTGTCAATACCGGCTACGGACAAAGGAATTTTGATGGTCTTCACGATACCGTCACCTTGCTCACAGCGTAAGAGATGGAATTGAGGCTCCTTGCAACACGCTTCACGATGTAGTCATAAAGAGGATTTCCGTCATCGTCATATTCAGGTGATTTGTCGATGAACAGGACGGTATTTTCGTCAATCGGGCAAGTAAGATCGTCCGTGACAATCACCTTGTCATAGGAGATGAAATTGCCAAACTGTTCCACCTGAGCTGAACCGGTTGCGGCGGAAACATTGTCCCGCCGTTTCACGGCTTCTTTGTAGACCACACGGGTATCGCCCGTTTCATGACCCTCTTCATCCTTTACCGGCTCTTTTCTGTCATACAGCAGATACCAGTAAACAGATTTGTTACGCTCCATGACTCTCATACCACCGGCTCCTTCCCGATAAGGCTGGCACAGGGGACAATCTCACGCAGTAGCGTAGGCGGAACATCTCCGTCCTCATAGGAACGAGAAATACCGTTCTCGCTGTGTGCCGTTTCTCCCTCAGCCCCACGCTTGTTCACCAGATAAGCGGCGATTTCCACTTGATTGTAGGCATATCGGTCTGGAACCACGGTCACGGTATTGTCGAAGGGATAAGCCCGTTTCAGGACTTTGTTTCCAGCGATAGAAAGGTAGGTGGAAAGTACACTCTCGTCCTTCTCGCCGGTCATAGCTTTCAGCATGGTCAGCTTTTCAGTATCGGTCATGACTTTTCACCTACCTTTCCTCCAATTAGCCGCCAGCTCCGACTTCCTTGGTATTCACGGGATTGGACTCGTCATTGGCAATGAACACGCTCCGGCTGTACTTGGGAGCGGTAAAGCTCTGAGCAATGCCGGTAAACTTGCCGTGATACCACTCAGGGCCATGGTCAAGACCAATCTGGCCGAAGAGCTGATACTTCTCACCGGCACCGATCTTCGCCAGAGGCTCCAGGAAGAAGTTGCCCTTTCCGGGGACAGGCTGGTACACGGGAGCGATCACATTCAGGTTCAGCAGCAGAGCCGTACCAGCGGGAAGACACTCGCCCAGGTACAGATACACCACGCCGATGGGAGTGACTACACTGGACAGGGCGATACCGTTGATCTCACGGGCAGCGGGAACCACAGTCAAGCCGTTCTGAACAGCATCAGCATTGATCTGGAACAGCGTGGTAGCATCACACCACAGGCACAGGCCATCGGTGGGAGCATTAGCACCGTAAATCTTCTTCACCATGTCAGCAATGTCCCACAGGCCGAGAGGCTTGCTGGACATGGCCTTGGTGTTGGTGGTAATCGCCTCCACCAGTCCACGGGTCTTGTTGATGGTGGCATCAGAAGTGGCCTTGTTGAAGGTGCCCTGAATAAAGGTAAACTCAATATCTCGGTTGACCTTCTGCATCTTCGCCGCCACCTGGAAGTCCAGCTCATTGATGGGATTAGCCTGCTGGTTGGCAACATTCAGGCCAGACAGGGTGCCCATGTTGGACTGCTTGGCATAGGAAATGCCTACGGCCTCCATGAAAATCTGAGTCACATTGGTCTTCTGAGTGCGGGTAATCACACTTGCCTGCGGTGCCGTCAGAGAAGCGGTTTCACTGATAGCGGGCTGCTCACCGCCGCCAGTGGTGTACTCCTGACCGGTCACGAACTCGACATGATTAGT